TTAAACGAAGAGAAGAAGCAGTCTGTACTCGTTCATGGGTATGCGGTTGCAGGAGGAGACTTAAAAGATCATATAGAATATCTTTACTACATCATTGAAAATTTTAATATTGTATTTGCTACAATAGATAATGCTGGCTCTCAGTTTATAGATAGCGCTAATGAATCGAAACACTTCTCTGAAAATAAGTTAAACTTCTTCGATTTTAACTCAGAAAAAGAAGGACTAGAGTATCAAGCCCAATTAAGAATGGTGAAGAATGAATTGAATCAACAATCTAGAAAAATATTTTACAAACAAATCTTCACAAGTACATTCCTCAGAAAAGCTAATGAATATCTTCAATCATGCATAGACCACAAAAGAATATGGTTCGCTTCAAGAGCAACTGCGAACGAAGGAGCTTTCTCGAAAGCCACTTCTTCAAGAATCAACGTTAGTTTAACGGGTCATGATTCTTTACTAGATTTAATAGAATTCCAAGACTCTCTAGTTTATTCTACTAAAAAACAATGCGCTTTAGTAGAGGTTAAAACAACCGCTATGGGTCATCAAAGCTTTGATTTGCCCCAGCATCTAAAAAGATCTACCTCGGCCAACAAAGCAAGAAAAGATAATTATACGACTCTGATGCTTGGAGCATGGGCTACAAGGTGCTATTTCGACATGCAGAGCGCAGAGGATGTAAAAATTCCTGAAACTTTTTCTCCAATAATGATACACTAAGTGTATATATTGTAGAATAATTTTTAGATATAGTGCCAAATACAGACTATAATCAGTACGTTTCTAGAAAAAAGGCCTTTGTTGAAACTAAAAATTTTTCAATGGCCGGAAGGGAACTTGCTAAACTTAAAGAGCTAAGAAAAATGTCAGACGAAAATGTTCAACCAGTAGACGTGGGGGAGGTTCCTACCCCCGGAGAGACAATTGAAACACCATCAGTAGAAGCTGGAGGCAGCTTTGTGGATGATTATGCAGTTGATGTCCCAGATATCCCAATCCCAGATGATGAGCCGGAAGGCAATAGCATCGAAGACGAGTTTGAAGGTGCGTACAAATTTGCAGTTGTTGGCGTGGGTCAAGGAGGCTCAAGAATCGCGCAAACGTTTTGGAACTTAGGATACAGAAGAGTAGCGATCATTAATACCGCTAAGCAAGATCTTGATCCTATCGATATGCCAACAGAAAATAAGCTGTTGATTGGAGGAGACGGTGCGGGAAAAAAACCCGAAATAGCGGAAGAAATTTTCAATGCTCACAGAGAGGATATATTAGACTTTCTGAAAAGAACTTTCGGTGATGAATTTGATAGAGTTTTAGTCTGTGCTGGAGCAGGAGGCGGAACAGGAGCAGGAGGCTGCAGTGTTGTCATAGAGGTTGCTCATGATCTCTGCGAAAGCTTAGGCGTAGAAACCAGAGGTGAAGGCAGTGTTGCAAAAGTAGGAGCAATTGTCGCTTTGCCAAGTAAAGCTGAAGGAAACAGGGTCGCGTCCAATACTAAGAGAACCATGGACAAAGTTTTGAACTTAAAAAACTTAGGAGCCCTAACACCTTTGGTTATCTTAGATAATGAAAAAATTAAGCAAATATATCCCAAGCTACCAGTAAGAAAGTTTTGGGGTACATCTAATAGCAGCGTATGCGCATTGTTTCATTTATTTAATAGGATATCTGCTCAAGAGTCAGTATATACTTCTTTCGACAAGGCTGATTTAGAAACTGTTTTTGCCTCAGGCCTTATTACTTTTGGAGCTACGCCTCTTAAAAAGTGGGACCAACCTACAGACGTAAGCCAAGCAATTCGTGATAACTTAAAGAGGACTATCCTTGCTAATCTTGACCCATCTACAGGAAATATTGCTTCTTGTGTTGTAATAGGTAGCACTGAAGTTCTTGATGAATTACCACAAGAGAACTTAGAATATGGGTTTGAGCAGCTGACAAGAATATTAGGCTCTGGCTCCACGGTTCACAGAGGTGTATATAGTGGTAGCAAACCGGGGATGATAGTCTATACCGCTATAGGCGGCTTAGATGCCCCCAAAGAGTTCTTAGACTAAAAACCTGAAAAATGGCAGCAAAAAATAAAAACGAACAGTTAGAACCTTTAATGGCTTCCTATCAAGGGGGGAAGACTACTCTTAAGGTGTCTAGTGCTAGGGATACTAAGACGAGAAGAAACAGGTCATCTTCAATAGAAAGGTCTGACAGGTTTCAAAATATCGAAGAAGGTCTTGTTCCTTACAAGTATTCTAAAGGCGTTCAAAACCTTTCGAATATAGACGTAAGGGATGCAGTAATACTATGCCAAAAGGCTTACTACAACTTTTCGATATTTAGGAACACTATTGATTTGATGACAGAATTCTCGACTAGTTCCCTGTACTTCACGGGAGGAAGTAAAAGGTCTAGAACATTTTTTGATGCCCTGCTTAAGAAAATAAACATCGATAATCTAATAGATCAATTCTTCAGAGAATATTATAGATCTGGAAATGTATTTTTATATAGATATGATGCCGATGTAGAATCTTCAGATATAGGAAAAATTACTCAAACATTTGGTTTACAGTCTAAAGCCAGTTTTAAAATACCTGCTAGATATGTAATATTAAATCCAGCTGATATACAAATCGGTGGAAACATTTCGTTTGTAGCGGGTACTTTTTATAAAGTCTTAACAGACTACGAATTAGAAAGATTGAGAAACCCTAGAACGGAGGAAGATCAACAAGTATACGATTCGTTAAGTCCAGAAGCGAAAGAAGCTATTAGTAAAAAAGGAGCAAGAGATAACTCTGTGTATCTAGCCTTGGATTCTGATAGGATATTTCCAGTTTTCTACAAGAAGCAAGATTACGAACCGTTTTCAGTCCCAATGGGTTATCCAGTTTTAGAAGATATAAATTTCAAAACTGAACTCAAGAAAATGGATATGGCTCTTACGAGAACTATCCAGCAAGCTATACTTCTGATAACCATGGGGGCACCGCCTGATAAAGGTGGGGTCAGTCAAAGAAATCTAGAAGCTATGCAAACTCTTTTCGACAATGAGTCGATAGGAAGGGTTTTAATTTCGGATTATACCACCGATGCAAAATTTGTTATACCTGATATAGCAGGAATACTGGACCCTAAAAAATATTCTGTCGTAGAAGAAGACATCCGAATGGGTCTTAACAATGTTTTGATTGGTAGTGAAAAGTTTGCCAACACTAGTATAAAAGTTCAAGTTTTCATAGAAAGACTCAAAGGGGCAAGGCAAGCATTCTTGAATGATTTCTTAGTCCCAGAGATAAGAAGAATCTCTAAGATATTAGGTTTTAAAAACTTCCCCGAACCTAAGTTTCATGACATTGATCTCAAAGACGATACAACGTACGCAAGAATATTCAATAGGCTAATAGAGCTGGGAGTATTGACACCAGAAGAAGGTATCGAGGCTTTAAGCACTGGCAGACTTCCAACCACGGAAGAGTCTCTCGAGTCCCAAGAAAGCTACAAAGAACTGAGAGACAAAGGCTTTTATGAGCCTATCATGGGCGGACCAAACACTCAAAAAGAGTTAGCCGGAGAAAAGTCTGACGATCAAAGCTCCCCGAAGCCTGATAATTCCGGCATGGTGGGCAGACCCGAAGGAACGACAGGGATACCTCAGGAGACGAAAAAAATGACACCGATAGGTGGTTATAGTCTTTCTAAAATACAAAAGAACTTAGAGAAATCTGAGAGCTTATTGAAAGAAGTAGAATCCTCTCTTAGAAAAAAACATAAGTTGCGCAAAATGTCTCGCAAACAAAAAGAGGTAGCTCAAGAAATCTCAAATATTATTGTTGCAAATGAGGAGCCTGAGGACTGGAGTTCTAAAGTGCAAAGCTATTTAGAAAGTCCTCAAGATACCAATCCAGAGAGAATAAGTGAAATACAATCAATCGCTTATGAACACAGCGTGGATCAATTCTTAGCAAGCATATTATATCTGAGTAAACATGAGCAACAGTAGTGTCAGAAATACAGTAAAATATAACTGTCAAGCGTTGTTCATGGGCCCAGCCCCTGAGACAGGATATAATTTTATAAGTTATACTGGCGAGCTTAACAATAATCCCGATGAATTAATTAAGAATCATAATTTATTAAAAGAAATAATTAGGGTTCAGGATTTTGGTTATTCTATATCTTTAAATAGGACTAACTTAACTCATCTTGGTGAAAGGTCATTATTATCTAGGCCAAACATTAATTACCCACAAATAGAATTAAATTTTAGTTATCTACCCAATGGTTTAAGAAACGAAGCCAGAATGGGTTTTAACGTAAATTATTCTCAATTTGAATTTCCGTATACAGGAGAAGCTTTCTATAAAAAGAATGATCAAGTATCTTTACTATCTGGTTTTGATTCAACCAGTCTAACTCCAACTTTTTATACTGGCGTAGGCGGAGTGTGGCCCGAAGTCGGAACTATGGCTGGGGGAAGTGGAGCTTTAACTAATAAGGATAGATTTTGGCCGCCTTACATACATAAAGACAGAAGAAATATTTACGCTGTAATAACAGATGGGGATAGCGGAGATCAAGATGCCCACCAGTCTCCACTGAGGGAAATATTTAATTTAGATGATGAAGTTCAGCAAATAGATCCCAACAGCACAAGTCATAGCTTAATATCTTTCGGAGACTGTTACCTTTCTAGATATAGCGTAAGCGCTTCTGTCGGAGACGTAATGAGAGCTAATGTAGCTTACTTCGCTGAAAACGTAGAATTTCATAGCGGCGCGAGTGGAGCTAGAATACCTGCATTAGATTTAAAAACAGGAGGAGTATTCCTAGATGGCGTGGCGGATGGGTTTACCGCACGGCCAGACCCAACAAGCTCCTCGCTCACTTATTTTAAAAACTCACAAAACGCTAACCCAGAGTATTTCCCGCCCGGACTATATACAATCGATTATGTGTCGGGTCTCTATGACTCGAATAAGGTGGGGGTAGATGTGAGATATACTAACCCCGTAGAATACGGTTATGTGGACTCAATACAAACAGACTACCATACAGGAGAGACAAAAGCAAAATATACAGGGGTAGGATTAGTAAGCAGTGGGTATAGCTCAAGCAGTGTTCAGTCTCAAGGGACTTTTCAACACGGCGGAGGTAGGATAGGTATAAAGACCGAAGTATTTAACGTGTCTGACACGGCAAGTGAGGTAGCATACAAATTGACTGCTCCTCAGGATATAACAACTAGAATGGTTACCCCGCTGGACTTCCCAGATGAGGGACCAGTTGCTTTTCAGCAGGGAGACTTAACTCTTAATGTTCCAAATGACATTAGTGGGCTAGGGGTAGACTTCGACGACGCGCACATACAAAACTTCGGTATAGAAATAGACCTTAATAGATCTGTCATGGATGGCATAGGTAATAGGTATCCAATTTATAGAGGTATAAATTATCCAGTTTTTGCTAATATCTCTTTTACTACTCTTGTTAAAGATAGTACGACTGGCAGTTTAGATGAAATATTAAGAAGAGGTGATGAATATGATTTCTCTATATCTGTAAAAAATTCTTGTGATACAAATGTTTCTGCCACTAGCCACAAAGTAACAGGGATGCATTCTCCTCATAACGCAGGGAGATTACCATTACATCAGGGATTAACTTCTATTTTATATGAAGTAAAAAAAGCTAAATTGATGTCTAGTAATTTTACTTCGAGCATAGGGTCTTACAAAAGAGGAGATTTTTCATTCGCTGTTGAAGTAGATCCTGATAATTTATCTAAAGGATTATTTATAAGCGGATTGCTAAATATAGAAAAGATAGAAGACTTTTTCTTGTTAGAAGGGGTGTCTTCAGGCGCAGACCAAAACGGAGGATATGTGTTAAGAGAAGGAGGCAATGCTCAAGATAAGACTTTGCTAGTAACTAATTTAAACCCACTATATTAAGTGTAACTATAAAGGAAAAGGTAAATGGCTAATAAAAAAATATCTCAGTTAGATAGAGTAACAACCCACACAGCAGATGATTTGGTGGCGGTGGTAAATAATGGTTTTACTCAAAAAACTACCCTATATGATTTAGACAGATGGTTCCTTGGGTCCAGCTGCGAAGGGGACATCTTAATTAGCGGAAATCTTATAGCTGGATGTTTGAATACAGGAGAAGGCTCTTTCTATAGCATCTTAGGTGGTAAACACAATAGAATATCCGGTCAATTTAGTCATATTGGCGGAGGAGAAAATAATGTAATTTCAGGTCACGCTTACGATGCCTCTTACGACGACCCTAACTGGTCATACATAGCAGGAGGAAAAAACCATACCCTCCAAGGAGACCAATCTTTTATTGGAGGAGGAGACTCTAATAAAATTTTCCCCGGAGTAAAAAGAAGTTCGATTCTTGCGGGCACAGCTAATCAAATAAGAAAAGACTCTGACGTATCTACCATAGCTGGAGGCAATTCTAACATAATAGGAGGAGGCGATAGTAATTCTATATTAGGCGGAGGCAATCATTTTATTTCTGGAGCAGGAGGCACGATTGTTGGGGGAGACGGAAACAAAATACAAGCCCAAGATTTAAGTAAGCAAGTTTATGGGTTTATAGGAGGAGGATACAGTAATTTAGTTTCTGGAGATAACTCTGACTATTCGATAATTCTTGGTGGATATAACTCTGACATTATAGAGGCAAAATATTCCGCTATACTTGGAGGATACGAAAATCTTATCACTACTGGTTTTGCTAATGTTGTGGGTGGGTACAAAAATAAAGTAACTGGTCACTACAACACAGTATTCGGTAGAGACAACAACATGTCAGGTCAGTACATGTTTGGTTTTGGTAGAAACTTGCAAACCGTCCCAAGTGGTAATGGGCAAGTAATGTTTTCAGATTCATTTAGCCAGCCCACTAAGAGCTTCGCTCAAAATAGCATGACATTAGATTTTGCTAGTGGAGTACATCTTATTAATGGTGATTTATATGTCCACGACATGATGGGCAAGTCAGCTATACAATCAAATGATAAATATTTAGCCTACAACGTAGAAGAGGGAATCGTTTATACTGTTGATACAGATTTAGCTGGTGGCGGTGGAGGATCTGGACCTACAGGTCCAATTGGACCCACAGGGCCTCAAGGTCCTGCAGGACCCGCTGGATCATCTGGAACATCAGGTGCGCCAGATTTAAGTTCCATAACAGACAATTCTGTTTTATACGACAATGGTGGAACAATCGGCGGACAAGGATCAATATCAATTGAAGCCGCTGGGCCTTATTACGGTTTAGTTTTAGATGGTAGTAGAATTATTGAAAATGCGGACGCAGATCTAAATGTCAATGTTTCTCCATATGATGTTCTTAAAGGCGA